GGCATAGACAATACCCCCTTGACTTAGGAAACGAATTTGGCACTTTTCTATATAAGGCGTAGCCGTATCACCGACCAAATCCAAAAAAAGTTAAGGTATCATTTTTAAATAAAGTACAAAACATTGCAGCCACTTTAGTACCTTATACTAGAGCCATGTCTCGTAGATTAGCCCGACTTCAAGATCTTCCACTGTCCGAAGTCCAGTACCTATCCACTCTTACCGACGTCGACCTCTATAAACGAGTAGCCGCTCTTTTCCAGGTTGGCTGGACTCTCCAGTCCATCGGAAAGGCCTGCACTCCACCAAGAGGACGTTCGACCGTAAAGTCTTGGGTTGATAGAGCTCGACTACTCGAAATCGTCGACGTCCCTAAGGATGTAGAAACTCTCATCAAACCAGTCCCAACCCCACTACACAAAACCGACCCCAAGGGATACCAACGTCTAACCCCCAAGTCTCCAGGTGTCCCTCAGTTTATTCAAAACCGTCTGCAAGAGGTTGCCCCCATGGCTCAGCAGTACCGAGCCCGTATGCCTCAGTCTCATCCAGCTGCCCAAGCCAACCAGGAAATGGACGAGCTGGTCCGCTCCCTCCGCGACCACGACGTTTCTATCGCAGACATCGCACGTGCAGCCAACGTTACCCACAGAGCAATCGCCAAACGTCTCGAACGACTTTACAGAAAGTACTAAACTATAACCATGTTCACCATTCTCTACGACCTGTTCCCATCCCACCTCTTAGTAGTTCCGGCTGGGTTTACAACGGACGTCCACACTCTTCAATCCCACCCGCCGACGTCCGGAGGGTACTACCTACAGACCAATCGCATCATTGTTTCAGACACGCACATTACGGTTGCCACAGACTCTCCAGAAGGCCCTAGCATCATCTTCAACGAGAGGTACGTCAGCTTTGAGAAGTCTGCCTCGCAGAATACCGACTCGTACGTTGTCACCGAGAGCGGTAAGATGCTAGTATTCAAAAAGGACACCAACTGCGGATGTGGCTCACGTCTACGAAGCTGGAATCCGTATCGAACTCTAGGATCCATAAATGACCCAACTAGCTAATCTGATTACTCAGCAGCCATTCACCGTACTTCTGCTAGCCTTAGCGACGTATAGGCTGTCCAGATTGATTGCAATCGACGTCATTTTTGAGTGGCTTAGAAATGCAGTCTGGAAAAAGTTTCCACCATCAACAACAATCGGTTATTTGTTTACCTGCGTCTGGTGCCAATCTATTTGGTTTGGATCACTTCTTACATTCTGGTATACAATAGAACCAGCATCGGCGGTTGTATTTACACTTCCGCTCGCCCTTTCGGCAGTTGCAGGTATCATAACCGCACGAGTTGACTAAAACCCGTTCCGTTATTAATGACAGGAGTTAATTTTGGGCATCTTTAGCCGTAACCAAAAGAACGAGCAAGCCCCCGCACAGCGAGGCCGAGTTATTCGTGCATCCGTGCCTACCACAAACCTACCTTCGGGACTCCCGTCCAACTCAATCTTTCTAAGCCCGTACGGCCAGGCACAAGCCGCCGTTTACGCAGCCCCACGTCCGATGACAGCCGCCGCCGTTCAGGTGAAGCTAAACGACAAAGGTGAAGCCGATCAGTTTAAAAACCGCCGTATTGCTCAGTCTTCTGGCTGGCAGACCGAGGCATGGGAGTATTACGACGCTATTGGCGAGATTAAGTACGCCTTCAACCTAGTTTCTTCCGTTATTTCTCGCATCAAGCTCTACGCAGCCGTTGTTGAAGACCCTGCAGAGGCTCCAATGCCAGTTAGAGTAGTCGAAAATCTCGATGCCACCCTATCTTCCGCTGCCGAACGTGCTCTTGCACGTCTAGATTCGGCTTATGGAGGCCAAGCAGGCCTTCTTCGCGACGCTGGGCTCAACCTTCTTGTTACTGGCGAGTGCTATTTGGTCCAAATGCCACCTAGAATTGGCTCTGGAATCCCTGAAAGCTGGGATATTCGCTCGGTTGACGAACTTTCGGTCGATGCAAAGGGCAATTACATCATTGCTGGACGTCGCGAATACCAAGCTGGCACCTCAACCATGAACCAAAACGCTCGTGGAACCGTTCGTTTGCCAAATAATGCCTTTGTTGGACGTATTTGGCGTGCTCACCCACGTTTTTCGGATGAAGCAGACTCATCGCTACGTGGTTTGCTCGATATGTGTGCCGAACTTTTGCTTCTGAACCGCACATTCCGCGCCACAGCACGCTCCCGCCTCAACGCTGGAGCACTATATCTGCCAGATGGCCTCTCTGTAGCCGCAACTCCTGACCCAAACTACCCTTACGAGGACGCAGACGGCATTTATGCCGACCCAACGCCTGAGGAACTGGCTGACGAGTTCGAAGACCAGCTTATTGATGCCATGACGACGCCAATTCGTGACGAAGACTCGGCAAGCGCAGTGGTTCCACTGATTATTCGTGGTCCAGCTGACCTTGGTGACAAGATTAAGCAGTTTAAGTTCGAAAGAAGCTTCGACCCAGCTCTTGCAGAGCGTTCGGACCGAGTTTTGGAGCGAATTCTGCAGGGTCTTGACGTTCCTAAGGACGTTATTACCGGTCTAGCCAACGTAAAGTACTCAAACGCGATGCAAATCGACGAAAGCCTCTACAAAGCACACATCGAACCACTGATGTTGCTCATTGCAGACGCTCTAACCGTCGTTTACCTCCGTCCATACCTACTTGCTAACGGTTTTAACGAAGCTGACGTTGCTCGTATCGTAGTTTGGTTCGACCCAAGCCAAGTTGCGACTAGAAACGACCGTGCCATGGACGCAGACAGTGGTTTTGACAAGATGGCAGTGTCCTACGACACTTGGAGACGCACTCACGGCTTCTCGGACGCTGACGCGCCGTCTCCAACCGAGCTTGGACTGCGTTTGCTCATTGAAAAGGGTATGATCACCCCAGAATTGACCGAAGCAATGCTTGCAGCGGTCGCACCAGAGGTTATGAAGGCAGCTAGAGAGGCTTCTCAAGCAAATAGCACTGCCCCAATCCCACAGAACTTGGCAGAAGCCATGGGAGGAGCCCCAGGAGCCCCGCAGGAGGCCCCGGAAGCCACTCCAGCCCCTCAGGGAGCCCAAGAGCCTGCTGAGGCTCCAGCGGCCGCTGAAGCACCACCTGTTGAGCTTGCTGAGCCAACAACTACACCACCAACACCTAACCAATAAGGAAAATAATGCAAGAAAACGACCTGTATAACTACAGCAAGGAGGGTTTGGCTCAAAAACTAGCCGAATACCTCAGTGCTACCGTTGTTGCCCAGTACATGGCTCACGGATACCACTGGAACGTCAAGGGTCCTGAGTTTACTCAGTTCCACGACTTTTTTGGCGAGATTTACGAGAGCTGGACTGGCCCAGAGGACCGCATTGCCGAATACATCCGTATTCTAGGCTTTGACGCTCCATTCGCACTTGACCAGTTCATGGCTATGTCGTGCGTAATCGCAAAGCCATCGGCTGGAGACCCTATGGAGATGAGTGCCAACCTCTACGAAGCCAATATGCAGATTCTTAACCTGATTGAAGACGTATTTGCAATCGCAACTGCTATCAACAACCAGGCAATCGCAAACTTCGCCGCTGAGCGTCAGGATGTCCACTCGAAGTGGTCATGGCAGATTGGTACCACCATTGGTGCTGACACCATGCAGATTCAGACAATGAACTTGGGAAAATCTAAGGCTGAAGTTCCTCTAGAAGTGATGTTTACTAACGTCACGGAACCTCAGCCTACCCAGGCTTCAGTACGAGAAGCACTAACCGCTGCTGGACACCTAGTTCCAGAAGAAAACGACCTAGCCGAAGCTCTAGTTGAGATTGCCAGCAAGTATGGCAAGTTTAACGAAGACCAGACTGGAATCTGGGCTGGATACTATCCAGCATCTGAAAATCCATACGCGGCTATGGGAGTTAAGTGTAGCAACTGCGTCCTCTACCGAGGCGGAGAAAACTGTGCCATCATTGCACTGCCGGTTGAGCCAGAAGGCTACTGCCGATTTGCAGTTCTGCCTGATGGGACGGTTGATCCGAGCAAGGCACCTAAGTCTGAACTGAAAAAGGTTATTTCCTTCCCTGAGCCAGTTCAGTCCGAGCTATCCGCTAAAGCCGAAAAGGCTGGAACTAGCGTTGACCAGCTCAAAGTTGTCTACCGCCGTGGTGCTGCAGATTTCTCCGCCACACCAGGTCAGACTCGCAGTTCGTGGGCAATGTCCAGAGTAGATGCCTTTGTTGCTCTACTACAAGACGGAACCCCAAGAAACCCAGAGTATGTCCAAGACAATGACTTACTGCCTAGCGGACACCGACGTGCCGCATCGGCAAAAGTCAACCCGCTCACCGCATCAGCCACTATTAAGAAAGAGCTGATTGTTGAGCTAAAAGATGCAGAAGAGTACAAGACCCCAGAAGAAGCTATTTATGCTATTACAGAGTTCTCTGGGCTTGGCTACGAAGCGTTGCCAGCATTTAGGGCCGCATGGAGACGAGGAGTTGCTGATTCTCAGAAACCTTTCAACCGTGCTGCCGCACTAGCCATCAGACTGTATGACAGTGTTGATGCAGACCTACTACCTAAGAAATAGAAAGATCAAAAGCGTGAACGATCTAGTTAACCAGTTCGACAACGAGTTCGACAACGAGACGACTCTCCACGATGCCATTCTTGACATCATCGAGACAGAGTCTGTAGGAATCATGACTGACCGTCGTGTATCTGACGACGTCGTCTTTGAGGTGGCTGCCAGAGCACTCACTGCATCGGCCAGCCTAGACCCTGAGAGCCGCTACTTTGCAGCACTACGCGAAGTATCTAGCTTTGTTACCCTGGCTATTCGTGGATCGCTTCCAAACGGACAGACTCTTCACACAGATCTTCTTCCTGCAGGTCACCCAGACAGCACGGCTGAGTTCAACATGCCTGAGCTTGAGTACCGACGTCGTTCGGCTATTTGGACTGCCGCCGACCCACGCATCACCGAAGACTACGCACGCACAGTAGTTGCTTCAGCTTTTGCTGCCAACCCATATAGCCCGGAGTGCCTATACGCAGTTACGCGTCTGCGTGCTCTAGCTGTCGGTATCGTTCCTGTCGATATCGTTCTTAGCCCACTGCTGGCTAGCTTTGGAGATAACCCATACGCTGGTAAGAACAGCTGGGCTAACCGTTCGGCTCGTGCTAAGGCTCAGCGTCGTGACCGCTTTGGTCAGTTTGCCTATCAGGGGGGTGGCGTCCGTTTCTACGTTCGCAAGGGCGATGGATCGACCGCGTCTGTCGTAGGTAGATATGCAGGTAACGGAATTGACCCGGACAGCATTGAAGTTGAAGTTACCGGTGTAGAGGGATTTAAAGACGGTATCTATCCTGTACCAACAAAGTACATGGAGTTTATTGAAGCCGTCCTTCCAGAGCACGTAGTTTCTAAGATTGTTCCAATGGCTCCGGCTATCGACGTCCCTGTATTGAACATGAAGGACCTGAAGCGTCAAGAGTTGCCATCACTTTGGGCAGCGACAAAGGTTCCAGCTGCCCTTCGTGCAATGAAGGATGCTGTAAACCCAGACCTAAACTACGTATCTGGAGACGGATACCAAGTTGGTATGTTTAAGAAGATGACACCAGAAGTTAGGGCTCACCTACAGTCTGTAGTTTCTGCCTATAGCCCTAAGGTTGTTGGAGACAATGGAACCAACCAACTAGACCCATCCAAGCCTGTATATCAGGTTGTCTCGTCTATGTCGGGAGACAACAATGTTATTGGTCTTGCTCAGAACTGGAATGACATTCAGTCGATTCTTTCTGACGAAGACGATGCCAACCCAGAAAACTTTAATCAAGCTCCTATTGCTAGACTCCCTAAGAAAGAGGAAAGAAAGCAAGAGCAAGATGTCGACCAGATGGTCGACGAAGCTGGTGGAGAAGTCTACGAACCGGAAGAGGACGTAGAAGAAGCCCCGCTTGGCACCATGATCCCGGAAGACTGGGAAGAGCGTGAGCCTAACCACTACTATTCTCCAGACGGCCAGTTTGGTGTTTCTGTTGGTACAGCCTATGCTGGTGAACAACTTGTAGAGCGTGAAGACGACTACGGCAACACCATGATTGAAAGCGAGCCTATTCTACTTAGCAACGCCTTGACCGTAGTTCACTCCCCAGACTCCATGGACCCAGAGGTGCTTGGTGTTGCATTCAACTGGGGTCAGGCTCAGCGGCTGATTGATCTGATCACCCCTGAGGCCGAATCTGAAGCCCCAGACATGGCCGCGATTGAAAAAGAAAAGTCTGAGAACTCCGGACTAGAGCAGGCCGTAAAAGCAATCCAAGACTGGCAGAGTAACCCAGATCTTACGGAAAGCGACATCGATGAAATGGAGTCAAAGGGCGAAGACCCAATCGACGTCATTCAAGAAATCCTTAGCCCGCAGGGTGCAGCCGTCCGTGGTGATGTTGACCCGATCGACACACTCAAGAGCATCCTATTCCCTAAGTCGGTACTAGATGCAGCCGAGGCTGACGACATTGACAACATGGAACCATACACTGACGTCAACAAGTGGTTGGAACCTACTAGACACTATTTGAACAGAGCAGATGCAAGCGACAACCCTAGCCAAGATGTACTAAAGCGTCTTCGTATTGCGTACACTGCCCACAAGCACAACCTATCTCTACAGGAAGCCGTTGAGCAGGTTCTTGCTGACCCACAGAACCACACCACTGCTCAGGTTATGTCTCTCACAGCTCGTATTAACCTACAGCCTCTAGAGCCTAAGGGTCCTAACGGATACGCTCCGTATAAGGCAGTCCCTGCTCAGCGTAAGGCTCTTAAGGCCATCCTCAAGAACCGAGCAATCCCTGAGCAGGAAAAAGCCGCTGTGGAAGACCAGCTTCACTTCCTGACCCAGACTTTGGCTGACAGCCTCATCAAGAAGTTCAACGATGACGAGAAGTATCCGCCACTAGAGCGTGAGCCTAGCATCCGTCAGCGTAAGGCAGCTGGTGAGACTAACCTGCCTGAGCCTGAGTGGGTAACCTCTAACGTACCTGAAGAAGATGGTGGACCTAGCCTTGGTCAGATGCTGAAGGTCGAGACTGCATTTGCTAACCGAGACATTCCTGAAAAGGAAAGAAAAGCATTCATCAAGAACCACCAGAACATGACTGGTGAGCAGTTCAAACAGGCTATCACCAAGTTCGAGTCTTACCCATACAAGGGTGAGTTCCAACCTAAGTATCTAGAAACCTACATGGGAGTCAACGGAGCTACTCCTCGTATGTTGGCTGCCTTTGAGCGTATTCTAGACAAGCCAATCGTTTCTCCAGAAGAAAAAGAAGACCTTCTTGAGAAGATTCCTTACATGACCAAGCTATCCGCTGGTAGAAGACTTGGTGACTTGAAAGCTGTCGAAGATGACTACGATAGCGGAGTCATCAACCAGTATCTATACATCGGCATGGATCCTCAGGAAGCTGGCGTACGAATTCCTAAGAGCTATGTTCCACCTGCACAGTACGCTGATGCAGTAGCTGTCGTTGTCGATAGTTTGACTGGAACCGCCAACTTGATTATTGATTCAGAGAAACTTGCTGAAATCAACCAAAGACTGATCGAGGAAGAGTCGGCAAGTAGAGTAGACAATGTCCCAGACTCTGAGACTGCAGAGACTGGACCAGTTACTGATGGAACAGATGGTACGCTGACCACTGATGAAGACTACCTTGCTCGTAGAACTAAGGCTCGTCGTAAGGACGCAGCTAGTATGCGTAAGAGCCTTCTAAGAGCTGCTGGCAACCTCACTCTTGCTATGTTTGACAGAAGAGTCACTCCTCAGGGTAGAAGGCTCCTAGAGGCTGCTATCGCTGACCTCCACCTCCTTCGCTCGTCGCTAGACCTACGTCGACGCAAAAACCTAACTGCTGCAGATGTTACTGACTTCCTGCACATGGTTAGAGACGGCATTGGGCACCCTATGGAAACCGAGACCTATGGAAAGCTTCGTAGACCGACTGACGGAATGCTAGATGCTCTACACGAGGCCGCTTATGCTGTTCACGACATTTCGTGGGAGTACAAGGCTGGGTATCGACCAGAGTTTGACGATGATATCGACAACATGGAGCAAATGGCCGAAATGAAGGGCGATGTCCCTGAAGGTTGGACCGGCTCTACTGGATATTGGATAGACCCGACTGGCAGATACACTATCATGCACGACATGGAGACTGGAAACGCTCTCTATGACGGAAAGTTTAACCCGCTTCGTCCTAACAAGATTGCTTATGTAGACAACTGGAAAGATGCTCTAGACACCATCGACTACAACGAGAATGTCAGACGTTTGCCAGACTTTACTCCAGACATGGCAAACCCAGTCAACCCTAACTTTGACAGCCAGTCTTGGAGAGTGGGCAGTTCGCTTGAAGATGTAGATCCTCAGGATATCGATAACTATACCCCTGATGCTCCTAGAATGGGCTACATTGAAGCTCCTTCGTTCTATGGACCTGCATTCCAAGAACTTCCAGAGGATGCTAGCTATCAGGATGTTATTGACTATCTAAATACCAAAGCTAAAGATGTCTATGTCTTTGACTTTGAGACCACTGGTCTACACAACCTGCTAACTCCGCACATCAAGAACGATCCAGTTCAGATTGCTATCACTAAGGTTTCTAACGGCCAAGTTGTAGATAGCACCAGCTTCTACATGAACCCAGGCTCACCATTGAGCGACTGGAGTGCCGGTCGTGAAGCAAACTCTGACGGACTAAAGGGTCCAGATGGCCTTGTTCTTACAGACGCATGGCTAGCTACGCAGATGTCTAAGCGAGAGGCTATGGAGAAGTTCCGCGAGTTTGTTCCAGAAGGAGCTATTCTCGCTGGTCACAACGGGTTCCTATTCGACATGGAGATTCTAAACCGAACCATGAAGGAAGCTGGATTGCCTGAGTACAGCCCAGGCGGATTCATTGATACTTGGGGCCTAGCTCGCTACGTACTTCCTAGCCCTAAGAACAACCCAAACAATGTGCCAGAAGACGAAATGCCTAAGAACCACAAGCTTGGCACTCTTCTCGACTTCTTTGGTATTGACGTTGAAGGTGAGCTTCACAATGCTAAGAACGATGTCGAAGGAACCGCTAAGTTGCTCTACAAGCTTTTGGAGCACGGAGCCGAGGGCAAGGCTCTTAATGGCGAGAAGCTTAGTGTTGCAGACGCATCCAATGGATTCAACTACCCTAAGTACAAGGCTCTTGCAAAAACTTACAAGAACCAGATTACCGAATGGGTCGCAAAGAATGCTGACGAACTTC